CACCCGACGGCGAAATGGCCGTCAACAGTTTGGTAACAGTACCACAGCTGATTCAACCATTATACGTAAGGCATTCTTGCGAACACCGGCAGTACGTATGGCTGTTGTGTACCCCATAAACAGTGTACATAGTTAAGATGGATGACATGCGGCCGAGGACGCTCCAGCTGGAGCATCTCCTTCCATAGGCCAAAACCATCTTCACTCCTAGGGTTGATTTTTGCACGTGTATCCCGGTGATCTGGGGCACGATTGGCGGCTTTCGCCTCCTCAACAACCTTTGGCGCTGTGTATGGGATCATGGGATAGAAGACTTTAGGGTCAGGGAAGACCCATGGTCCCGGAGAATCCCAGGATGTAACTATCCGCCGACTGTACTTAAGCTCCACCTTCACTGATGGAACCTTATACCCTTCGCTAGGCTCTGGTAATACATTTACATCAAGCCATCTTAGCTTAGGGTGTACGCCGCGTCTACCTGCAAGGGGTTGCCCCCCTGGTGTTGGCCATTTAAATACACGGTAAGACTTCGTGTAAAGCCATGCAAGTAGACCTGGTTGGCCTTCAACACTTCGAGTTCGGCTATGCTCCACACATGTGGTGCAATTGTAGCCTAGTCGTTGAGCGTCAAGCCTCCAGGGCACCGTCATAAAGTGGTTTTCGGTCCCGTTCGAAGGGACCTCATCCTTTACCTTTACGCGGGTACGGATTTTTCCGCTGTACCTTACGGATGGACAAGCTTCATCGAAGTTTTTGATAAGGCCATCGTCGTCTTCACCGAACGGAATAGCGCTCTTCAGCGCCCGCTCAGGCAAATGCGACCCTAGCCAGTCATAGACCTCCTTCAACCTACCATCCACACCCCAGCCCGCACAACTACCCCACCTTACAATGTTATTCATAAGGAGGATAACCGTGGGGACATCAAAGGTGTCCGTAACGTAAAACGGCGTGACATCCTTGCCGGACAGATAATGCTCACCACAGCTTTCGCGGAAGTTGGGCCCTTCGTTTGCTAAATAGAAGGACTTGTCTTCGTTGAACGCGAAGCCTGCATAGCTCAAGACATCCCGTAACAGCGGAACAATGCTGCACGGACAGATGATGTCATCACCGTAAACAGACACATGATCTGTGTCGACACCTAAGAATTCACATGTCGCCATCGTCAACGTCCAAAAGACCATTGACTCTAGCTCGAATGTGAAGCCATTCCCCATAGAAGAAAACATTTCATATGCAATGAATGTTCCGTCTTCGAGCCTCCCCGACGGAGTTCGCAGTGCGTCCAGCACTTTGAACCACATCGGATCGCAAGGCGATTGATCAGTAGGGTGATCCCCTACCATTCGCCATACGAGTTCGCAAACCACCGAATTCGATGCCCCGCGGAGGTCGACAGTTGCAAGTTTCCCGTCTCTCGACGCTAAACGTGCTAACCGTTGGTTTATGGTCTGATCGTTGAGATTGACGCCCCAAGGATGGAGTTTACGTCTCATTTGATACGCGACAGCCAGCTGTAGAAGGACATTGATGTCCGGCTGGATGCCTATGGTACGATCAGTTTCTGCGTTCTTAGGAACGCAAGTCACCTTGTCAAAGTTCTCAACCTTGAGAACAGTGTTGGCCGAAATAGACGGACTCACGTTGTACACCCAGCAAGGACTGCTGCGTAATACTTCGTAGGCTAAGTCATAAGCGGCCAAGGTAACATGTGGTACACCAGAGAGTTTCCCAATGAGGTTGGCGTTCTCTACGCCTAGTCTTGTTGTTGCTCCTGGTCCAAAGCGCAACCCATCTGCAAACCAATCCCATCTGAACGTTCCAAGAATGGAAGCTACTTTACGTGAGGCGGAGGAAAATACCTCCATCACGCCGGTTTTTACACCGGAAGCCCCAGACTGAAGGCGTTCATTTGTGAGTCGGTTGGTAGCCTCTTGGTCAAGAAGACCTTGAACTGCTACCTGACGAGTGTCGATTCCAAGTTCAAAACCTGGATACTTCCGAAGCACCTCTTTAAGAAGGTACTCCTCCCGAAATGTGGGTGAATTCACATCCGGAAAGGGCATTTTCACCACAGCATGAGGATCGCTTGGGACAGACAAGCCCAAGCAGCTTCCCAGCCGTTGTAATAAAAGCACTGGATCGACGTCATTGCGCAACCGAGTAGAAGAAAAACCACGATTTGGCATGGAGGGACTCCAATGTCGTTTAGTGAAGGGAATGATCCCCGCGGCCCGCGAAAGCACCGCAGGAACCAATGAACACGCATAAGGGTTACCTCGTTTAAGCCGGTTTTATCCGACTAGAATACGAATTCGCCCTTTGTCGGCATCACGATGGCAGGCACCTGCTGATATAGCTGACTGGCGATTTCTACCAGATCCTCTACATCCTCAAGGGCCCACGTCAGTGGGACGATGTGTTCAATCTTCACCATGCCAAAATCAGGCACACTCGGGACATTCACACCGTTAATCACTTCGGTGATCAGTCTCGGAACCTTGATGATAGACACCACCTTCCTCAAACGGCCATTTTCGGTGAGTTGCATGGAAAGCACCTCACGGCCGATCGAGTTCTCTTCGGCGAAGTTTTTATACTCCGCCTTATCGCCCTTTATGGACGTCGGGGTGAAGACGTGGTCTACTGGTGTTCCCTGGGAATCAGGGAGGGTGATGGCGGCAGCTGCTGCCATAAATTGTACTCCTATATGGAGATGGGGGTGAGTGAAAAAGGGATCAGTGGCTTGACCATACGGAATCATGTTGTCGCATTAAAAGTGACACTGCATCAGCGATGCGTGTCAGCGACATTTTTCCGATGAGAACCTCTGGGTTTAGTGCAATCGCGGGTGAAGGTTCCTGCTCTACATAACGATGAAAATCGAATAAACGATTCGTCATGTTGGAAACAGTAACTTCTTTCCAAGTGCCCGGCGTAAAACTGCCGTTTTCTCGGTATTTTCCCACAACAGTCTGACTACCGCCCTTGTAAGCATAACCATCCTGGTATGCCCATGCTTCGAGAAAAGTACCGAGGTTGAAAAACCAATCGGTAACGAAGCTAAAAGGGATCAATTCATATATGGTAGGCAGTGGATGTGACCCTAGAGCCCCAAACCAGACATATTCCAACGTTTTGACATTCCAGTCGTAACGAGTGTAACAAGATTCCTGACCTGTACAGTAACGGTTGAAAATAACTTTACCGTTCATCGCAGGTTGGATTTCGAAGTCACCTTTGTATTCGACCTTTGTCATATCCTTACACCACCAACGTAGGCGGCCATAGGATCCGTCTTCTATATCTTCAATGAGGTCTATCATGGCGATGATGTCTCGATAGATCTGAGACCAACCGTAGCGCCACTGCAACCAGAGGCTAAATGGATCAATTTTTCCAAACCGTCGAACTAAGGCAGCGAACCGCCCTCGTTTTAAAGCGTGGAAGAACCATTTAAGCTCCCTAATCGCGTGGAGGACCATTTTATAGGTCTTCTTACGCTCGGCAAACGTTACTGCGAGCATCAAGTCGGACCGGTTAAGGTTCGCAATCGCTCTCGTTTTACTCCAGTTACGGAGATTCGCCGCATTAAGTCCGAGATTTCGGAACAGGGGGGTCTTTGCACCAGCTGGCGTATACCTAAACAACGCGTTTGGATGCCCTTGAATGGGCTTTGTCTCCCAATTACAGCCATCGGATGCCCCGGAATTCCAGGGTATACAATCCGACTCAATGTATCGAGCATAGTATGGCAAAGGTTGACGCCATCCATCATCATCGATGGGCGTTGTGACAGTTCCCTGACGTAGCCAGAATTTGGCCGGTCCGAGGCTGTCTAAGCACTGTACGAAGGGGGCGTCCGAATATACGCGGCCGTGACATGGAATCATGAACTTGGTATAACCATACCCTGTATCAGGATACCACGTACCGGTCTCGAGATCGTGCGCCATTTTCAGTACCTAGTTAGGAAGTGAGGGAGAAGTCCCTGAGGGGCCCAAAATGG